GTGGAAGCGGTATTAGGGAGCCAGAAAGCGCGAGCGTGGCGACGCCTGATGACGGATCATAAATTCGTTACACCAACAGGTGGTGAGGTCAGTTATACCGTAGGACAGCCGATGGGAGCTTATAGCTCCTGGGCGGTATTCGCAGTATCGCATCACTTAGTGGTGCTATATTGTGCTAGTCTGTGCGGTCACGACCCATTCAAGTTTAGCGCCTACGCGCTGCTCGGAGATGACATCGTTATTTACGATTCATCGGTTGCAGAGAAATATCGGGAAGTAATTGCTTCGTTTGGAGTCGAGATTAGTGACATCAAGTCACATGATAGCGCAAGTTATCGCGACTTCGCAAAACGTCTGTTCTATAAAGGAACAGAAATCACCCCATTCCCTCTGCATAGCGTAGTAGAGAACTGGAATAAGCCTATTGAGCTCGTATCCGTTCTTAATGATCTACAGAAGCGTGGGTGGTTCGAGCAACAGCTATATAAAGCTGTACCCGGAGACTTTGTAAAAGGTATCCTCTCTTGCTTTACAGCAAATGATCGATCTATTGACCGACTTCTTCGTCTGACGCTAGAAATGCTCCTAATTCGTTCCGCTGACCGCGGTGAAGATCAGACGGTGGTTGAGGTGGTGAATTCGACTTTAGTCAATTCCAGCCCTGCCACAGCTGTCTCAGTCCCAATGACAATCAAAGGGACAACACGGTTTATTGAACATGTTCAACAAACTGTGGACGAATATTTCTTAGAGCAATTCGAGAAAGTTACGTTACAGTCGCGTCGATATCTATCTCAAACTATGTGTTTAACAACACAAGAGATCAGTGTTATCGCTCGACATTGGCTCGTCGTCTCACAAGACGGCTCAGCCCCGTTTAACTCTGCATCCCATACACCGTCGGTGATGGCAATGCTTGCCCAGCACGGGCGACTCGAAGAAGGGCTCGAGATGGTGTACAAATCTACGACAGTTGATATCGCAGAGCTATGCCGAACACTTTTATCAAAGGTTCGGATTGTAGACCCTCGTTACATTAATAGTAAACGAGCAGCCACTGTTGTAACACGACTAAATGGACAAGCTTACGCTCATGCAGTTAGTGCGCTGAACAGTGGATCAGGCACAGTACGTCACCACCTGGAAGATTCCAAGTTATAATAGGTGAGAACCACAGACTGGGAAGTCTGTTCGGATTCATCCCGGGATCCTT